GATAGTGTGTAGTGCGGAGGGAAGAAGATGATATTCTTGTGGACTTCCCATCCCGAGTTCGGACCGTCGGAGGTTGACGGGAGAACCGTCTCCTTGAACTTACCACCAGCATCGTACGCGTCGACGCGGAACACAAGGCTGACGTCGGAGAGCGCAACCGAAAACACCGAGCCAGAAATTGGCTGGGTGAAGGCTACGGTCTGGATCTCCTCTTTTGGATAGATCCCATTAACCCAGTCGATACCAGAGTTAATGAGATCGTCAACCTCGGAGTTGCTCCAGGTTGCGCCGTTAGGATCACGAAGGTCCCGACGGACCATTGTCCGAATGCTGCTTAGTGTCTCTGCCATGCTTCCAAATCCCCTTATGCTCTACTGCCCACTTGAAGGCTTCTGCCCACTCTTTTGCTCGATCCTTGTAATCGTATTCCTTGAGTACGCGCTCCCTAGCCGCACCCGCGAGTTGTTCGCGCAGGTCCTTGCTTCGGACGAGCGACTTCATTGCGTCGTACCATTCCTGTCGCCCCTTGGCGAGAAGTCCGTCTACTCCGTGACGAACCATCGAGTATGGAGCGTCCCCATACTTAAACCGTTCACCAACGAACGCTGCACCAACCATGGAGTATTCTAGCCAGTGCAACTCTGATTTACACTTGTCGAAGTTATCCCCGCCGAGTGGAGCGATGCCAATGTCTGGATGGCTCTTTGCAAGGATCTCAGTAAACTGCTTGATGTTTTCTACGTAGTGGAACGCCTCGTCGAAGAAGGGGGCAATGACGTGTTCCGTCCCTGGGTTTACGCCAATGAAGACGTTCCAGAGTTCTTTTCGGAGGTCTTCGATGGCTTTGCCTGCGTATCCGCCTTCCCACTTTCCACCGACACCGCTTGGGTATCCGCCGTAGTCTCGCATTCTTGCGGTGCTACCGTAATAGACCACGCGAGGCTTTTCGCCACCATGCTCGGGACGACCAGCAGTTGTAGTATAGATTGAAGGATCGATTGCATTACGGATAATCCTAATGTTATTGTTGAGATAACTGTACGCATCTTTAATTGGTCCTGTGCTAACGGTGACTAGATCTGCGCGTCGAGCCATCCGCTCAATGAGCGGTCGCTCCGCGAGAACATCTGGGTAGTATCCATTCCACGCACGGATCTGGAAATGATTGTCATCCGTCTCGTAGATCATTGCCTTCGTATTCTTTTCGCTCTCGAAGGCTGGATACATCCACTCGGTAATTGAGTCCCTGATTTTCATTGCGTGTTCGTGCTTGGTAATAATCTGCGGATCTTTCGATGCCGCTCCGCACGTGTCGCACTTTGCAGAACAATTGTAGTATCGCCTAAAGACGATAGCGTCAGCCCAGTCGATGTCGCTCGTGTCTACCTTTAGTAGACCCTTTGCCATCGCCTCTTCCTGAGTCATACCTTGTGCCAAAGGATTGGCGATGAAGTTTACCTTGTCGATGTGGCGGACATTGATGCCCATCTTCTTCCACTCTTCATCGAACATGTGCCCACGGAAGTATGCGCAGGGTCCCTGCTCTGCGGTCCCCCAAACAAGAATATTCATGCTACTCCTAAGTTTTGGGCATTATTACCCAGAAGTAGCATAGAGGGCTTTCCCCCCGATGTCAAGCGACATCGGGGGTACTTACCAGCCTACTGGCTTAGACTGCGACCGTAGCCTGAGTCTTCAACACGCGGTAGCGAGCGCCTGCATTGTCGAGCAGGAGCGAACCGAAGCGCATCTTGTAGCCAACCAGCGCCTTCTGTGCCAATGGGTCGGTGTGATCACCGCCTGGGGCAACGAAGTACGACTGGAGCGTCTGCGAGTCACCAATGGTGTACGCGTCAGGACCGAGGAAGAGCGCCGTGTAGACGTTCCCGCTCGAAGCACCTGCCGATGAGTAAACCTTAGCGTCCGAAGACACGATGAAGCGCACGCCAGCGAACATACCAATCTCATTCGTGAGAAGTGGGATGTTGTTGACGTACTTGTTCGCCTCGATCCATCCGTTCACGCTGGTGTCTGACACAAGGTCATACTCCTGTGAAGGGTGGATGATGCAGCGGTACGTGCCGTCAGCGAACTGAGGAACGTTGCTACCCTTAAGGCGGGCAACCATGTTCTTGACAAACGCGCCCGTGAGCACGCCTGCCGCTGCGACCGCGCTGTTTGCCGTGTTAGAGGTCAGCGTGGTTGCACCCGTTGCACCGAAGACGGCGCTCGTGAGTGCGGTCGAGTGAATTTCGTCGCGGACAAGAACGTCCATCGAACGGGTTGCATTATAAGCAATGCGCTCCGCAGCGATCGAGATCAAGTCATGCGGCGAATCGATCTGGGCAAGGTCCGAGACCGCAACCGTTGCTCCGTACTGCTTTGCAGTGAAGAACTCGGATGAAATCGTCAGTTCGCCATCGGTTGGGGCAACGCCTTCAGAAAGCGCCGTCGTGTTGACCGCAAGGTCAGCGTAACGTGCGTAACGGAGGGTGTTCGTCCCCTTAATGAAGCGAGCAGGGACGTAAAGCCCTGGCATCGCGTGAACGGCTCGCGCTCGCAGTTCCTCTGCCGCTCGTGCAGAAACAAGTTCCTGTACGAGATCAGAAAAACCCGTCGTTGCCGTAGTGGTGGTAGCCATCTACATGCTCCTTTGTTTAACTGCTAAATGGATTCCCAAGAGCCTTCAATCGTTCACCGATCTCTGCGCTCGTTGGCTTTGCCTTTTCCACCACGGGCTCTCGTCGTGGATTATTTGGATCAATGCGAGGCGCCGACTCAACCTCAGCAACGCGGGAGTCAAGGAACTTCTCAAAGGCGGCTGCTCGAGCCTCCTCATCGAAGTTCGCAGTGTCCTGGCGGAACTGTGCGTAGAGTGGGTGCTGCCTTGCGAGCCGCTCCTGACGGGCTTCGTCCTGCTGTCGAGCAAGCGTATCCTCTAGTGCCTTGATCTTGAGTTGAGCCTTCTCGTATTCCGAGAGATTTTTCTCTTCGATCTCAGCCTTCCACCGCTTAAGGTCCTCGGCTTCCTTTTTAATGGCGTCGAGTTCCTTCTTGGTGGCGGTCAGGGCTTGGTCCTTACCAGCCAGCCGCTTCTTGTAAGTGGCGACATCCTCGCCCTCAGCCTGAGTGGGCGTCTCCTCGACGACTGCGTCAACAGCCTCAACGGGAGCATTAGCCGACTCTACTGGAGCCTGAGTCACGACTTCATCGGGCATTACTGTTCTCCTACTTCCTCCCCAGATTTTCTGGGGCTAATTATTATTGACCGAAGCGATTAGGCTTCTGGTCGTCTGGACGGTCGATAGCCTGTCCAAACACATCTTCAAACGCTCGAATGACTACTTCAGCAGAGCCAAGCGCGGTTCCGCGACTGACCTGATCCCTAATCCTTCGAATCGATTCTTCCCACTGAACTCCCTTGCCCTCTGCTGCTGGTTCAACAGCAGACTTTCGAATCCAGGCTGGAACACTGAATCCGATCTGGGACGGGATTGCTGGGAACAGCATGTTGATGAAATAAAGGAGATCTGGCTGGTCGTTGATGAACGACACAAAACCTTCGTCTCCATACTCCAACTCCTGCTGCACCGATTCGGAGATTTCGCGGTAGGCATTAAATCCAGCGCCTACCCGCTCCCCCCCGATCAGCGGCGTCTTTGCGGGAACAAATGGAATCCTCGTGAACAGAGCACGAGAGAACTCTGGAATGATCTTCGTAGTCATGTACGACAGTGGGTACACTCCAAGGAATGGGTGGTTAAATGATCGAACAATATACGGAATGTCTTGCGCGTAGTAAATTGATCGGTTGGCGACCTTTGCCCCTCGGTCAAATGCGTACTTAAAGGCGTCAATCGCCTCGTAGTACGTCTGGATTTCCCCATCCGTTGCATTTGCCATTCTCTCAGCAACATGCTTTCCAGCAGCGTCATCGATATACTTCGCGGCAATAACAGGATCGTTTCTAATCGCGTAATCGACTGCAAGATTGTACGCAATCTCATAAGGGTCATCAGTCTTATAGAACTTTACAAGGTTCTCGACCGTCTTAGGCATGTGAATTTCCATGTCTTTCACAAACCGTTCGGCAGCCTCTCTAGATGCAATCTTTTCAAACGCGCCACGCTTCCTACCACCAACGTCCGTAATCAACTTGAATGCCTTGGTGTTGTTCAATGAGTCTAGTTTGCTTACAAAATCCTGGTTCCTCCACGCAACCTCCGCCGTGGAAATCATTGTCGCACGCATCACCGATTGCTGCATATCTCCGAACTCACGGATGACCGACCTTTTGCCAGCAAATGCGCGGGCAATAATCCGAGACTTATTTTCCCCAATGATTTCGTCCCTAGTATCGCCATAGATTCCACGTAGGTACTGGAAGAACTTTGGCTCAATGTTTTCCTGAACAAATCGGAAGAATGGGTTAAAAACCGTAAACCTAACGGTAGGATAAAGAAAATCGGTAAACAGGAGGAGGTATGGAATCTTGGTTTTAAGAAACGATGTGCTACGAGGGATAAGCCCCACTTGTGTGAGGTCTCCATCGTATGCTCGAAGAAGGGATCGAAGCGCAGGGCGCCTTTCAGTCCCGACGCCCATGGAAAGACGTCGATACGCAGCATCACCAAGCGTAGTCCTGGCGATCCTGTCTACGTCGTCAGTAACCATCGATACACCAGCAAGTCCTTTAACCGAGACGTTTTTTTCTATTGCCGCCCTGTGCAAGGCAACCCAAACGTCACGCGCTTCGTACTTTGACAAACCAACGTTTGCCGACGAAAGCAAGAATCGTTCATATGAACGCTGTCGAATCGTTGCAGAACTTCTATCTCCAAAGGCGGTTTCAACAATCTTTTGAAATGCGTTTCTCTTGTCAGCAAGACCAGTAGTTGCATCTAGGGCAACGCCAGGCTTAAATACATCATCAGCAAGGTCAGCAAACGGGGCAACAACCTTCGTTACGATTTCCCTGCCAGACGCGGTTTCAATCACGTCAAACGTCTCCTTTAGACCGTCCTTTGGGGCAAGGGCAAGACGATATCCAATTTTAGCGGCACGCCTTTGAAGATCCTGTACGGATCTTGGCATCTTGGCTAGCGTTTTGGCGTCAACAACATCTACCTTTACCGCATCATCCTGAAGGAACTTAATCACACGCTTTGCGTCAAGTTCTTCAATCGGAGTATTTCCAAAACGTGCGTACAACTCGTCATACTTAGAGACCGCGGCACGAAGCACCTCTTGCAGTCTGTCTGGCGATGCACCCTGGATTTTTGAGATAATAGATGCAATTTCAGTATCGGTGATTGACCGAGTTCCAGCGAGCGTAAGTCGTTCCATCAAGGAAATCTGTTCAGCAGTCTTTGGAGCCCTGTCAATTCCCCTTGAGCGAATTTCTCCAATTTCTCGGCGGATCTTGCCAAATGCTTGCTGTCGGCTCCACTCAAGTGCATCTAGGGCAGCCTCTCGACCTTTGGACCCAAGTGCCGCAGAAGATGAAACCTTACCCATAACCGATCGTACGATCGGTGCTGCCGCCTCATCAGACAATCCAAAAGCGTATTTTACCCACTCATTGACTTGTGCTTGCGCTGCTGCGCTGTCGTTAACCAAGTTGTTAAGTTCCAACTTGTTTTCTCGGATTATTCGAGAAATGTCTGCATCCACATCGTCGAGGGAGTGCTTTGCCCGAGCCTTCAGTATCTCGATTGCGCCCCTATCTCGAACCTCAGTGCTTACAACCTTTTCCTGGATTCGTCGCTGAAGAACCCTTACCGCGTCGAAGGCTTCGTCTGGTGTAATTCCCTGTCTAGCCTTGTTAACAATTTCGTCAAAACCAGCAGGATTTTCTGGGAAAATTGCTTCCCAAAGTTCCCGAGCCCTCTTTAGCGAAGCAACCTTTTCGCCAGACCTTGCTCCAGCGAGGCGAGGATCTACCGCTGTAACAATAGTATTAAAGACATCCTCTGCGCTTGCCTCTGCGGACAGCATGGAGTCTGCAACAAATCCGTTGCGCGCAGCAGACTTTTCAGCGCCAGCAAGAACCAGGTTGATATTCACATTCGCTTCCTGACCAAGATTAATAGTCTTTCCGCCGACTACCTTCTTAACCCCTCCAGCAACATTGTTTAGTTCATCCCACATTTTCACATCAACTGATGCACGGAGCACTCTTTGGGCTCGGTCCGCACCAATCTTTAGCATTGTTGCCTCTGCGGTGGTTGCTACCTTGGTAGCCGCTCGAACACCCTTTGCCGCGACACCAAATGGCTTAGTGACCCACGTTGCTGGGATATAGTTTAAAGGGTCCAGGACAAGGGAGAGCGCAAGTGCGCCAAATCCATCCCCGTAGGTCTTTCCACTTTCCTGCAACTTAGCGGCTGCATCACCATGTTTACCTGCTCGGATAAGATCTTGCACCTCAGTTGGAAGTTCTAGGAACGCATCTGTCCCTGGCTGTCGATATCGAACTTTGAATTCAGCCATTCCACGTTCGATAATGTCTCCAGGGAGGGCAAGCGCGCTAAGGGCAAAGTTGCCAACGTTTTCGAGACCTTTAATTGGCATGTTGGCAACATCACCAATTTTAGGACCCCCAGGAATTCCAATTTTTGATACCGCATCTGTCGCTCCTCCAATAAAGTCGGCAATTGGGTTTCCGATACCTGGGATAGCACGAACTAGACCACCAGCAAGACCAGTGGCGGCTCCAGCCAGTTGCCCAGCGGCAGAAGTAACGTCCTCTGGCTTTCCGCCGAATGAAACATCAAACTTACCTGGACTTGCCTGTGGTCCAGGTCGTGACGCAGTTAGCCCAACCTTTGGGATTTTAATCGATACTTGCGAACTTCTTGTTCCTCGATTAGGATCTACAATTGAAGGCATTATCGCCCCCTTGTTGCTGTACCATCAGTAATTCTTGGAACTACTGGTGTTGCTGGCTGAATTCCAACCCCAACTCGCTCGCCAGCCCTAAAGTCAGCAAGCGGTTGTGAAGTCAATCCGAAAACTGGCGGCTTCAGTGCAATTGGGGACACCGACGGTGTTACCAATGACGTTGCAGTAAGCGATGCCCGCTCCGACGCCCTGAAGTCAATAATCGGCTGCGCCGACATTAGGTTCGTAGACGCTTGGATTGGCGCGGCAGTCCTAGCCCTTGACTCCGCAATATCTCTGTTATTGATCGACGAGACATTTGAGTTCCTGAAGAAATAGTTTTGGGTCGCAGTCGAAGTGTCGCCACCAGAAGACTTTGGGGTTTTCACAAAACCAGAATCGACGTACGGTTTAATTGAAGGAGTTTCCGTCAACTTAGAAACGTCAATAGTTTTCGGGAAGAACTGCTGGCTTTCTGGTGCAGCATCTCCAGTCTTTGGATTTCCTATCGCAGTTGCTGAATCCTTTCGCACGAATACCCCAGGAGAAACTTGCTCATATGCATCCGTATAGTTAATTCTCCTAAAGACCCATGATCCAGGGGTTGCTCCTTGTGCAATGATTGAAGCAAACTTAGGCTTTCCGTTTTCCACTGCACCTCCGCCAAGGAACTGGTCAAATGCGCTTGGAACGTTAACTGGAGCCTGCTCCTTAGTAAGTCGGCTTTCTCCGTATCCCACGTCGAAACGACCAGCACGCTCATTGTAAATTGCGACATCTTTTTCGATCGCAGCCTTCTGCTCGTCATTGTACGAATATGTGATTGCATCAAGTGTATTCTTGTTAATAACTGATCGTGCGTCGCCAGTCCTCCAAGCATCTTGACCGACAATTGCAACGCTCTGGGATACTTCTACTGGTGCGGCATTTTGATACTGAGCCGCGGAAACGACCCCCCTGCCAACCCCTTCGGCAAGAGAAATGCCGTCTGCGGCGAGTGCGTCCTCCTTGATATCAAAGGTCACACGGGTAGGATTTCCGTTTTCGTCAAATTCTGGAGATCCACCATTTCTCATTTGGATTGGTGGTTTTGTAAATGTCTTTCCAGTTGCAGCCTCAACCCACACCTTGGTGTCTGGGTAATAGAAACCCCAAGTTGCATTTTTGATTTCCGACCCTCGATAAGTACCTACAACTGGCACTCCTTGGCGAATGGTTGCGCGGACGTTCCCGTTTGCGTTTCTCTCGGCAAACATGAACTCACCAGAACCCTGGTCAGCCTGGCGAATACCGATGGTTGACCCCCTGCCGCTTGCGTCAATAAATCTAACAGCCTTTCCTTCCTTAAGAAGGGTGGACATCTGAGTAGTCTTTGCTGCATTTTCGGACTCGATCTGGCTATTGGTTCTAGTGTCACCATCCTCAGTAGCCTGCTTGGGCAAAATGTAGTCAAGGAACGTAGCGCCAATTGCTCCAATCTCTCCACCAGCAGATCCAACTTCATACACGGCAATTTCATTGCCAATTATACCAGCAAATAATCCGCCCGTTGGGGCAGCAATACCCTTGCCGAATGAGCCAGTATTTTGACCCTTGAGGAATCGCAGCCAGTCATTGTTGATGCTCTCAATAACAGAGTCGTCTCCGTTTGCCTTGCCGATCAGTGCCAACTTCTTGTCAAACGCATCCTCATAATCTTCGAGTGTAGTATCCTGACCAGTGTACCGAGCGACCTCAGTCGCGTCGTCTCTAAGAGCCATAGCAGCCCCAGTCGAAGTTCCTATCGCCCTTGCGGTTGCAACAAGCCCCTTGGCGTTGTCTCGGTACTCGGTAAGCGCATCATCAAAGTCAGCCTGTGCAGATGGGTTAATATCAAAGTAGCGAACCATTGCAAACGGGTCTGCTGCAATGAGATCATTGAGTGTAACACCTCCAGTCAACGTGCGTAGAGATGCCGCCGCTGCTCCAGTGACGTACACAGCAGCCTGTGCTGCGAACGCGTCAAGGACCTTGCGAGATGCGTTAGTATTAGCCTCACGAGCGGTATACAGTTCGTTCCCAGCCTGAACCTTCAGGTCAGACAAGGTGTTGTTGTATGATCCGATGTTTCCCTTGATTGTATCATATAGTTCTCCGCCAGTAATTCCAGCGGCAGTAAGATCAGCAAGTTTACCCTTTGCCCACTCTAGGTATTCCTGAGTACGCTTGATCTGTACGCCAGTTGGCTTATCTGCGGCATTATTTACGCGATTATACTTTGCATCGATTTCTCGGTTCCAGATCGTGGTAAATAGGTTGTTCTTTAGGTCAAATGCCGTCGGGGAATCTGGGTCAATTCCACCAAATGCCGACGTAACTCGAGATCGGTACTCGTCCCCAGAAAGCATCCCGCTGTTAAGGGACTGAGCCTCTCTCTTCATGATTGAGTTTGCGCGTAGAACAATGGCATTTTCTTGAGGCGTTCCCTCAAGTAGTCCGATTGCCCCGTCGGTCTTGCTCAAGAGTTCTTCGTACGTTACAGATCCATTCTCATACTGACCAGCAACGAGGCTAACATATTCAGAGGTTTTACTTGCGAGAAGAGCCTGGTACTCAGACTGCTCTTCATCGCTAAGATCTCCGCTACGAAGAAGCGCAGAGATCTCATCATAAAACTCACCAAAGTTATCTCCCATTGTCGCATTGAACGCAGTTGTAACCGACTGAACCTGACGACCCCTGTCTGCACGAAGAGCATTCTCCCGAAGGTTGACGTAGTATGAATATTCAGCCGAGTTTGGGTCAAGACCCTGCAACTTGGATGCAACATATTCTTCGATGTCTGAGCCTTGAGGTACAGAACCGCCGTATTCTGTTTGATCTTGGAATGCGTTAAGCAGCGCCCGCTCATTCATCGACTCGCTCTGGCGAACCAGGCTATTGATAAATGAACTTAGGTTTGCTGACCCAGTTGACGCTCGTCCGAATCGTCCTGTTCGTGCCATTATGCGGGTACCTCACCTTCTGGCGCCGCGTTAGCCGCGAGCGCGTTTTCTGGGGTAGCCTCTGCTGGAGGCTGCGCCTGATTCTCTGGTTGGTTAAGCGACTGCGTACCAGCCGCTGGAGCCTGTAGCGTGCGTGCCGTATTCTGGACGCTTGCCTGCTGTTGAGCAAACTGCTCCGCAGCCGCCTGCTGTTGCTGGAGTCCCATCTGCTGGAACATCTGCATCAGGTTTGCCATTGCCATGACTGACGATGGGTTGATGGTTGCGTCGGTCTGCTCCTCGCGGATCACAATCATCTCGCCTTCTGGGTCCTCTACGCCCACGCGATCCATTGCGCGCTCTGCGCTCCAGATGCGGTTCTGTACGAGGTTGATGGCGGTCTGTGCAAGTTCGAGCGTATCTCGTGGCGTCAACTCAGGTGGGGTGATGTCAAGACGGTAGTTCCCGTTGAACACGAGACCAACCTCTTCTTGCTTTGTCTCCCACATCTGTGCGCACATCTTCCACACCTTCTTAATCCAGGAGTAGAGCAACTTGCGCTTCGGGGCAATACGTGCCTCGTAGTTGGCTACGAGAGACGCGATGGCACGGGATGACCCGAGCACACCCGAAGGGGCGAGCCCGAGGAGGAGGTCATTAAGCCCCGTGACCACCGCGATCTCTCTGTCAACACGTCGGTTATAGTCTTCAATCTGGAACTGAGGAATGAACGGGGAAATGGATCGGATCTCGTTGCCAGGTCCAGGCGCTGCCATCTTGCCTGGCTTCGGGATTGCGTTCGCAGGAACCTCGTCTGGTGCCTCTGGTCCAACCAACTGGAACATCTGTCCGCCGATAACCGAGTGGATCATCTGGGCTTGGTTGGTGATGCGCTCATCCTTCTCACGGAGCAACTGCTCCACGTCGTAGAGTTCTGGCTTACCGTATGGGCTGCCAGGAACCTTGGCGTTGGAGAGGAGGATGTATGGGATCTCACCACGGTACTCTGAGTGCGCCGTGTTCTTCACCAGCGTGTTGCCGACGAAGATGGCGTTGTATACCGTAGGTGCCTTACCAGGTGCCCCTGGGACCTTGTACCAGTAGTCATACACCTCAACCTGCTGCATCTCGTACGGGGTCTCCCGTCGCAGCGGATTGCGCTCGAACTGGTTCTGGTAGACGTTGGCGATCGGGTCATCGTGCGTGGAGGCGGTGTAGTTGTACCACTTGCCGCCCTGTTGCGTTGCGACGACCTTGATGCCGTAGTCTTCCTCAACAGCCTGAGGGCTCATGCCGTAGGTGTAGATCGCCCAGTCAAGGCGGCTGAAGTCTGACATACCGAATCCAAGGTAGAGGTTCTCTGGCATCTCGACGATGCGCAGACGTGGGAGTCGGTTCTCTGCATCCCAGTAGATCTTACCAGCGGTGTATCCGTAGAGGGACTTGATGAAGCACGCGTCCTCTAGGAGCAACTCAAACTGGTTCTCCTCTGCCCATCGGAAGAACAGGCGCTCTGCGTTTGCGGCAAGCATACGAGAGTCCTTGTCTTCACCAGCAGGGATGTAGTTGATAACTGGCATGACTGCCTGAAGCGACGCTGGGATGTTGACGTATGCCGCGTGGACGTTGACCGAGACGTGAGCCCGACCAGCCGTACGCGCAGTTGCGTCGTCAGCCCAGTGGTCTGCACCACCGAGTGTAATGACGTTAGGATGGTACAGGTTATCGAATCGTCGGAAGAGTGCGCGGAGTCGGTTCTGCTCTGGCTCGCCCGTCTGCTTTCGCATCAGGACCTCTCCAAAGAGGTTGAACTCGAAGTTCGTGTCTGGATTGATATCCTGAACTTCCAGGCTGGTCTTGAGCATCTTCACTGATGCAGCCTGCGACTCTGTTAGTCGTTCGACATCCAACTTAGCAAACTGAGTCTTGAGAGGAGTGCCCTTTGCCCCAGTGCTGTAGTTGACAATCGTTGGAGACGTGACGATGTCTGGAGCAATGCCATCCTTCGCAAGAGGGATTGAAGCAGCAGTTGAGCCGTACTTTGTCTTCGGCGCCTTGAGCGCAGATACGACTGGCTTACCCTGCGGGGCAAGTTCAACAATTCGTTCGCCCTTACCAATGCGCTTCGCCTTGTCGAGGGACGTCCCGATCGACTTGATCTGCGCTGGGGTAGCGATGTCTGGGTCAGTCGTGTACTGACCTGGGATTGCACGCGTCCCCTGGAACGCTCGTGGGATTCCTCGAACTTTAGCCATTAATCAATGCCTCCATAATAGGAAAATACTGGGTCCTTGATTGGTTGCTCTGGATTCCTTGTTGCATGCCATACGGCAAGCGCAAGAGCCATAACTGCGTCTGTTTCCAACTTCTTATCGTTCAACTTGTACGACAGCAACTGCCTACGAAGGTCATCCCACGGCTGTCCTCTAGGGATCACCAACTGCTTCTTGTCAAGCATCGTTTTCAGTGTTGCAAGGAGGACCAACTTCTTCGACTTTGTGCCACCGAAGTCGTATCCCCTGAGTGGCTTGATGACGTTAAACTCCTGTCGGAAGAGTCGACCGCCAAGACCAGTCTCATCAACGATCGTTGTGCAGAACGCTCCATCCTGCTGGTACAACAGGGCGTTCTCACGAACCATGTTTACCACGGACGGAATGGTTTGCTTCCCAATTCGTCGTCTTGCTCTAACTGCTCGTAGTCTGGCTCGGTCTGTGTAATCGAGTACGATCGACCATGTTGAGTCAGAAGAAATACCTGGGTCACATCCTTGGACGTACCGATGTCCCCTCTGTGGCGGACACTCTGAATCATCGTCAGGATTAAAGGCTCCCTCGACAGACTGGGATGCGAAGTACGCGTCTCTTGCTTCGATGAAGTACCCGTCGACGTTCTGTGCGACGAGGTAGTCTGCCTGTTGTCGGACGATGGAATCGAAGTTTTCTCTTGTAAGTCCGTATCCAACATTTTCGCGGGTTGAAAGCCGAAAGGAGATAAACTGTGGATCCCGTCCTGGGTTTTCGGGATTTCCCATTTCCCAGAGGTCCGAGTAATCTCCGATGCCTTCCGTCGGCGTGCCGATGAAGTGGAGCGGACCACCCGTGGAGAGGCGTCGGAGGTTGAGGACCTCTTGGTAGATCTCCACCAAGTGGGGCTCGAATGCCGCCTCGTCGAACGAGATCCCATTCATGTCCTTCCCGAGAAGCGCCTTCGCTTTCTCCTGTGTGGTTCGGAAGTGGATGCTCGCCCCACCAACAACTGGATGGAACTTAATCCAAAGGTACTCACCTCGGTACTTCTTGTCAACAGTAGCGATGTTGCCGAGTTCTTTGGTCAGCGGGCATCCTTCGCCCTTCTGTGCCTGGTGATTCCCACTGAGGATCGCGCTGATCTCTCGGTGGACTAACTCAGCAGTCTCCTGTTGAATTCCTACGTGGTACCATTCGTATGGGATGTTCGACCATCGTCGAGCATCAGAGGGATCGTCATGTTTTGGCTGCTGAATGCCCATTTTGTACAGGGCGTGGTGAAGGCAGAGGATCGCCATCGCCATCGTTTTCCCCGCACGATTTCCCGCGGATACAACCGTAGTAAGGTATTTTGGTCGATACCCCGATTCATCGCGGTCTGCACAGGCTCTCCACCAGTCGACCTGACCCTTGTGTCCAGTGATATTGAGCCAGCGCCGAGCAAAGAACTCGATGTCAGTGCGACCGAGAGCCAGATCTCGTGCAATTTCATTATCTACCACGAGTTCCCTTATTACGTGCGCTGATCGAAGCAGCCTTGCGCTTTGCGTCCGCTTTGCTGCTTGCACCCCACGCCTGGAGGCTTAGAAGAAGTCTTGTTGGTCGACCCTTAGAGTCGCGCTCTGGTCCTGGCATTCCTCCCATGCGAGCGAGGAACGATGCGCGTCGCGGGTTGCTCCCGCTCTTCACTGGAGCCTTGAGCGTACCGCCAGTCTGCGCCTTGTAGGATGCGCGACCCTTGGCGTTTAGCCCACCCTTGGGATTCTTACCTTCGCTGCGCTGCCATGCTGCACTGCGTGCCATTATCGTACCTCGTTATGATAGTAGAGAACTCGATCGCAGAAAGCAATCTTGTCGGTCTTATCGGAGATCTTCTTAATGAAGGTTCCGTCAGCCTCGTAGTGTCGGTCTACGTACCCAGCCGATCGAGCCTTGTCGATCTTGACGATGAAGTTCCCAGATGTGGAACTACTGTGGGCAAAACTGGGGTGGCTATTACCTGACCAGCCGCAGTATACCACATCACTGCCAGACTCTGCAAGTCTCATCATGTCTGCAATGTAGTCTGGATGGTAAGAGTCATCGTGGTTGAACCACCCAGCGTAGTCCGAGGTTGCCAGATCGAGTCCTTTTGCGCGCTTTGCGTGCCCCCAGTCCCCCAGGTTCGGCTCCTCGTAGAAGCGCACCTTTGGGAACTCTGATTGCAAAGCGGTCAGGTCGATGTCTGACGCCAGGGCGATTGTCTCGTCTGCCTTCCGTACCTGCCATTCCTGAAGATCTTTTAGGATGCGACGAAGGTTTTGCTCATCCGCATGAGCAGTCACAATCGCGGTTAGTGTTGCCATTAATCCTCCCGATGATCTCGCTAGTCGAGACCCCTTGTGTATACGGAACATAAAGCATCTTGATCGCTCTGTCCGAAAGCCACTGTTCGCTGATGCCAAGTTGGTGGAGGAGATCCTCCCCGAACCAGTCGTCACCGTGGGCGATGTATGCGATGCTTCTGTCGCTGATCTTGTCAATGGTGAGACCAGTATTCTCATCACCAATGTTTACGCAGATATCATCCACAAACTTACACGCTCTAAGCGATTCAAGTCTTTCGCCAAGAGTAAGCACGGGCTCCCTCTTGTATCTCGCGGCGAAGTCGTCGGTGTTTAAGGACACTATTACTGGACCATACTTACGGCACTCTTCCAGGAACTTTGCGTGTCCATAGTGAAAGAGGTCAAACGTCCCGCCAACGTATACCCAGTCTTTAGTCATTCCTCGATTGCCTGCACTTGCTTGGCTTCGATGACCTCGTACGTAGTTGTCGCACCGCCGAGGATCTGCGCTAGTGAGACCATGAGGTCTCGATCGGCGGTCTTATCGTTCCGCTTGTCGATCATCTCTTGTGCTCGCAGACCCTCGGAAAGTGTCGGAGTCATGTTTCCAGACTCTACTTCTGAGAATACGAAGTCCCTTACGAGGTTCGCTAGGTCTCGGTGCTGCGCCTTAATTGTGCGCTGCGCCTGCTCCATCTTCTTAACGGCAACAATCCGTGCTGCCTCGTGCGGGCTTGTTAGGTGCTCTCGCTTGTGCTTGCCGAGCGTATTTCGACTGATGTAGTATCCCTCAGTCTTTAGCCAGTCGGCAATCTTCATGTCTGGCATCCCATCTTTCATTCGCTTATTGATTAATTCAACGAGCGGGGATCGGCAGACGTGGCACCCAGTCAGTACTGGTGCGAGGTCTTTTACTTCCACTTATTCCTTGATACCGAACGACTTGTCATCTGGGTTTAGCCAGCGGATGACGACTGGGACAACGGCTGCCAGACCAGCGGAAACGATGGACTTCCATCCGTCAGCACCGAAGTCGAATGCTCCGCCGCCAAGGGCGATAAACTGCGCGAGGCATGCTGCGAGGAACGAGCGACCCCAAGATGCGAGAACTGCCTTTGTAAACTTGCTCATATTATCTCCTACTTCTTGATGATGACGCACCGACGATGCGGAGCCTCACCCTTGCTAGAGGCAATTGCCTTTAGTTCCTTTTCTGTGACGATGCAGGCATACTTTTCTGCCTTAAGACCTGAGAATGTTGGGTCAGCGAACTGGAATCCAAACTCTGCATCCCAGACCGCTGCTGCCATGTGCCCGTAGGTAGCGCCTGCGTGCCGCCCAACGAACCGCTTGTGCCACGCGCTAATTGCTTGTGGCGGGTAGAACCGAGCAGCCTGGACATTGATGACGACCGCAGCGCCAGCCTTTAGGCTCTTGACCACATCGTCCCAGTCCCGCGCCCATCGACCGTTTGCGCCGAGAACCTTGCAGGTTTTAATAATCTCGGAGAGGTCAGTGGCATTGTCTGCAACACCAGGCTTATCCTTGCGCCCAGTTGCCTTCTCCTTGGCTGCTACGCCCTCCCTAGCGGTGATCTCCTTGTTGAGAACCCACGAGGATGCGGCTGCGCACGAGGACGGTCCACAGTCATCAAGCACGCCGCCTTTTTCGACGAGCGGTAGTTGAGAGCGAATCTTAAGACGCGGCATCTTCAACAACCTCGATTACTGGATCAACAACTTCAGTTACTGGCTCAATGAACTCAGATCCATCCCAGGTCCACCTGAGCCAAACCTTGCTTTCAACTGAAACTTCGTGGACATCTGTAGCCTTGAATAGAATCCAATAATCCCGTTTAAATGCGTCAATTACTTCCTGTGAATGGTCGCCCTCAATCAGGTGGACAACTTTTCCAGATTCGTCAGTAAAAAGATATCTCTTCATATTAGTACCAGATAATGATGGTTCCGTTGCCGCCGTTACCGCCAGCACCAGATTCCATATTTGTAATTGTTGAGGCATTGTAGTCCGTGGTGTTTGCCGCTGTCAGGATCGCAGATCCACCGCCTCCGCCAGCAGCGCCTGTCCCGTTTACTCCGTTTCCACCGTCGCCAGCAATCAGCGACGTTACCGTTGAGGTTCCAGATAGCCGTACGCGGATAGGTGCTCCACCACCAGATCCACCACGGTATCCAGCAGCAGCAGTTCTTTCTATAGGTGTTGCCGCCGCGCTCCAGTTTCCGCCTCCACCAGATGCTGGGGTCCAGGCGGTCATTGTTGCCCCAGCAGCGCCAGCGGTTCCAGTGCTTGTTGTTGGGGACCCACCAGTAATTGTTGAGGATGCAGATCCCCCTGCACTTCCTGCCACAAAGTTGTCTGATGGCTTCCAGTATCCCACCAAGGAAGCGCTACCAGTTGCATTAGAAAGGGCTGTTGTAATAGTAGCGTTGCCGTGAGTTAAAGATCCTTCGCTTTGGTCGGATGGCAACACCGCGTTTACGGTATTAGTTGCACCACTAGTGTTAGTAATAGAACTACCACCATATCCAAGTGAGAATGTAAATGATCCAAATGTGCTTGAAACACCATTATATGTTGGAGTTCCACTTATTGCCTGTAGAGAGGTTGCAGTTCCAGTAGCAATCTTTGAGAATGTTTTAGCAGCCTCACCAGCGCCGCCAGAACCTACTGCATACGTGAAACTTGTTGTGGTCCCAAGGTAGATGTTTTCTGCATAGGTAAATGATGCACTTCTTCCGCTGGTTCCACCCTCTGATGTCCCAACTGAAGTTCCTCCAACAACTGTCGTCAATCCACCGCACCCACCGCCGCCCCCACCGTTGACAAGTAGGATTGCCTTGATGGTGTTTACCCCAGTAGGGACAACCCAGGTCCCAGAACCAGTCAGCGTGGTCTTTGTTACCGACCCAATTGATGCCGTCTGGAACGTCGCTGCACCACTTCCGTTTGCTGTCAGCACTGTTCCGTTTGCGGCAGCACCTGACGAAAGGGCGGCTGTTCCGACTGCGGCTGCTGCAATGTGACCGCTAGTGACTGCACCAGTCGCAATCTTTGCAGCGACAACAGCCCCAGTTGCAAGGGCTGCTGATCCAACTGCACCAGTTGCGATATGCCCACTAGTAATTGCGCTTGCAGCAATGTTTCCGCTGGTCACTGCATTGGCAGCAATGTCCCCAGCAACAACTGCACCAGCGGCAATAGCAGCAGAACCAACCGCACCAGCAGCGATCTTGGCAGCAACGATGGCGTTGTCTGCAATTCCAACAGAGGTCAGCGCCTGGGCAATCCAACCAGATGATGCACTGCTGTAGACAAGCGGCAGCGCGGTCGATACACCGTCGACGAATACGTCGTGCATCCACTCTAGGTGGAAATTTCCAGGTACGATTCTAATAGCGATTTGTCCAGTGCTTCCGTGTCGAACGGTCGTGAACGCAACTGCTAGATCATGCTGTGGACGAACTTCCGTAAGTTTTCCTGGGACTGTTGGGTG